AAACATCCTCAGGAAGAACCGTCTTACCGTTAGCGGAGAGCCATTTCTCCGTCTCGGTGTTAACGTAGTCTAGGAACTTCTCGTTGGCAAAGTAGCACAACTTGAATTCAATATCACCTTGGATCTTCGTCCAAGCACCCTCTTTTTCTTTTTTAACGTCTGTTTCAAAAATCTCGTAAATATTGCTCATTGGTTTCATCCTATCTTGGGCTGGGGGAGGAAGCGCCCAAGTTACCCCTCCCCCATAAGTTGAATTACGCGTCGAAGCGCGTCAGAGTAATCGTGTTGCCATCAGTAGCATCACGGAAAGCGGTGAAGTCAAGCGATACAAGAACGTCCTGATCTTTACCACCAGCAACTGGGTTACCAGCACCATACTTGATGCGCGGGAATTCCCAGATGTACGCATTACCAGCCGAATCGGTGGTAATGAAGCTCAAGGACGACTCAGTGTCGTTCAAGTGCTTTTCATACTCGGTACGGTCAGCGAAATACAGTTCAATATTACCCGTAACCTGCACCGTACCTTCACCGATACCGATGTTAGCTACGCTGCCCACTGCTGGCTGATCACGCAGAGCGTTGTCCAGAGTGAAGCTGATATTGGTAATGTCAAACGTTGCGGCCGAACCACCCTCACGAACGTTAGACACGTGGTCTACTGCGTTCATTACGGAGTTGGTAGAAGCTGCATTGGCTGCACCAGTTCCCACGGTAGCGCCAGCAGCAGCTGCCTGTTTACCTTGGAAGCTGATAGAACCGTTGATGATCGATCCTGGTGCGATATTCAGGTTCAGCGAACCAACACGACAACCAGTGAACGAAACGAATTCGGTGATGTCAGCAAACTCTTTCTCCAGCGTGAACGACTTGGAGGTCGTACCTTGCTCGAGGAAGCCGTCATTCTTGTAGGTGACGGTGTCACCTGCAGCTTCAGTCACCAACGTGCCGCCGGAAACAACAATCTTACCTGCTGTAACGCTTTCTACTTTGAAGTAGCCGTTGTTAGCGGAGTCGGTAAAGCCGCTCACATTGATCCACATGCCTTGCTCGATGCCAGCGGTAACAAAACCAGTGCCGGAATCGTTAAAGCTGTTGTCGCCAGCTGCAGCGTCAATAGTTGTGATCGTTTCCGAGATATCCGAGGTGAAGTCATTCATGAACGCACCTTCAAACAGATCATCGTAACCAGCATATTGCAGCTCGATACCAATATCACCACCAGCGGTAATGCTCGCACGAGCTACGTCAGCATTCTGGCGGTCAGAGCGGATATACTCCGAAATCACCTGATTAGTATTCTGTCCCAGCGACTCGCTGGTAACGTTGAGTTCCGTCATCGCAGAAGCAGGAGTAGTCCCCCAAGTACTTTCTGCAAGGTAACGGACTTGTGTACGTGAACTATTACTCATCGTTCTTCACTCCTTGCTTCTTAGATTTAACTTTCTTAGGAGTAGCAACGGGCTTTTTCCATTTTACTGCCACCCCCTTCTCAATAAGGCGCTTGGCCTTGGCATCCGGATACTCTTCGACCATACCGATCTCCGCATATCCAAAATCTGCTACAAATTGTACCTTCATTTAAAACCTCTTGTCATAGTAGAATGGACACAACAACGTCGTGTTCCAGAAATTGCCCAACGTGGTTTTCATCCTCGTTGAAGAAGTCACGTAGGGAGCTTTACACTCCACCCCGCTAAACGACGCCGCACGGAAAATCCCTGCGATCGTATCTGCATATTCTAGCCCTTCTCCTGGACCTTCGTCACTTGGAGTAATAATCTCCACCATAATCTCCCCTTCATGGCGGAATAAGTTCACCGTAGCACCAAAAGCAGCCTGTTCAGAAGATGCCCAATGTACGTGCAGGTGAACAAATTTTTCCTCAGAGGACGAGGGAATATAGTCCGTATTGTCAATCACAATGTCCGTAGTCGCCCAATTAGCGATCAAACGGTCAGCAATAGCGGTAGTGGCGTCATTATATGCCGTCATAAGATCCTCTTCCCGCTATATTTCGCACTAATGCGGTCAGCTGCTACCGAATATACACCCTCGGGAGCCTTTAAACGTGACCAACCGTCCTCAATGCGCTGTGCATACGGTAGAGAGTTCGCAATAAAGATGCGATCACCCAATTTAAACGATGCTAACGCTCCACGCGCAATTGTCAATGGCAACCCGCTCACTGGCTGATCAGGGTCAGGATTGGCGAGGTAATTCACGTCCTGATTCACCGTGCCTACGGAAATACGGTGGTTTGTGTAGTATTGACCACTCAGAACCGGAGAACCAAAGGAAATACCCGTGTTCAGGGAGTTCGCCGTAACAAAACGCCATGAATCAATCGCCATAGACTTGATAAACTCATTCGCCTTGAGGAGAATCTCTTTCTTAGTTTCCTCAGTAGAGCGTTTTAGCTTCTCGGTATCTAGCTTGAGGAAATTTGCCATCTTATAGCCCCCTCACTCGAATCTTATACAGTGCTTCCTCGTCCTTAGTGGCAAGGTTATTTATCGACTTCACGTCGTAAGTCTTACCCCCAACAGCGATGCGGTCACGTGTAGTAGGTTCAAAGTCCACAACTCTAGCCGCTAAGAACACCATACGGTCACCCTCTTGTACCTGTCCCACGATATCTTTCGGCTGGTAGTCAGCTACATACGCCTTAACAACGTAGTCTACGTAGGTATTGGACTTCTTGAGGGTACTCGTAGAAGATTGAGTACTGAAACGTTTATACGTAACCGTCCGTCCCGCAGTGTTAATCAACACTTCTACTCTCTGAGGCATTGTCATATATTATACCTCCTGTAACGGTTGAGTGTTTGAGTAGTCTCGGCTGGCAGACCTCCTACGCCGCCTCCACCAGCAACAGAACCTCCTCCACCATTAGCATAGGACACAGAGTAAACCCCCTGCACTGCTTCTGACTTAATATTTGGGTTAACATTACGGGAGTAGTATGCCTCTTTGATAGCCGCAATTGCTGCCATTTCTAAGTCGTAAGGTAAATCTCGTGTACCACTGGTGAAACTGGGTAGGACATAGCCATGAACATATTTTACTTCATACGTGAATTCCTGTCCGGTATAAATCCACCCTTCATCATTGTAGATTAACCCTTTCTCTGGTTCCTGCAGAGTGTAATCCGTTGTGGCTACCGTTGTTCCATCATATTTGACATGTTCTACCGATACAATTGGCCAAAAGCTGAGTCTCAGGTGATGAGAAGCATCACTCGGTAGCGTTTCTGTAATTGTTCTTTGTCCTAGAGGGTAGTTTAAGTAGGCCTCGATTTGAGCGGAGACCATCTTAATAACCTCTCCCAAGTATGTATTTAAATCATCTGTGTCAATACCAAGGTGTAACTTCACCTGAGAGAGAGTGGTGATGTCATTACTTTGTGCTGCGGTGTTGACAGTGATCGCCATTCTTAGTCTACTCCTGCGTAAACTCGTAGGTTTAGAGAAGTATTACCTGCGTAAGTACCTACAGTAACCAACTTCACACGATAGCGTACTCCGAAGATTCCTGATTGAGCAGTGTTATCTGCTAGCGCACCGTCTGTTGGGGTATATACCGTGGCAATTTCTTTTGGTAATACATTCATCAACCTGCGAGCAGAAGACGTCGCAAACGCAAAGCATGCTATATCTGTCCAGTCATCGCCATCTAGTGTAGTTTGAACATATGCCTTTGCGGTAGTTCCGCCCGAACTGTAAACGAAATCGGCTTCCATCGTCAACTGCATAGGCTCAGTTCCTGGAGTCAGTTCAATCTCATCTCCTAGAACGGTGCCAGCGGTGGTGATAGCCGCATCGTAGAGTGTTTTAATTTCGTTAGCCATCTCGCTTGTCCTTTAATTGACGGAGGGGTCGCCCCCTCCGCCCGTGTGTTGAACTTGCTCGTCACCGAACAAATATTAACCGTAATCTGCCGTTACCAGCTGATCACTCACATGCACTTCGCCCGTCGCAGGGTTTTGCGCACATACATAGAACCCAGTTTTAGCCGAGTCCGTGATTTCTAGAACGAATACACCCGTTGCCAAGGTCTGAACGGTGAGTGCTTTCTTAGCAGTCTCCGTGGACCAAACAACACCGCTCGCAGTCTTAGCCGTCACAGTGCCGGAAGCCGTGGTAGAAGTTTGACCAACGCCATCAGCGTCGTCAGACAACCATACACGCATCAGTTGCGGTTCAGCAACTCCGTCACCAACCCCGTCCAATACGGAGATGGTTACTTCACTCACGTTGGTGCCAGCAGCTGCAGCAGCAAAACTTACGTTTGCGGGTACATTGCGGTCGTTTGAAAACGGTGCGCCAGTCTCCTGACGATTACCGTGTGTTACATTAGCCATCGTTTTGCTCCATCAATAGCTTGACGATATCAGCCTTCTTACCGCAGTCACTCGTGTCTACGTTAAGGTCGTCGGCCAATTCCTTCAATTGTTTTACAGTCATCTGAAAGAGCTCGTCCTCGACGAAGGGAACCTTCTCCACTTCGGTAGAGGTTTTATCCTCTACAGGCTTCTCAGCAGGAGGCATGGCGCCATCTGCGGGGGTTGCCCAACCGTTTTCTACGAATACCTTTGCAAGGTCTTTGGCATTTGACAAGTCATACACCTTACCTTGGTCAAAGTTCTCTGTGAAACGACCGTCTCGGGAGCCTTTCTTGCGAACTAACATGCGAACTAACATTTGGATCTCCTTATACTTGGGCTGGGGGAGAGTTGCCCCTCCCCCTCACCAATTAGCTCACAGGGTTGGTACGAGCGCCACCCAGAACAGCAACTGCACCTACAACCGCACCCGAAGAGGTGTTGGTCGAAACTACGTTGAAACGAACGTAGCGCTTATGACCAATGTAACCAATCTTGGATACGAGGTTGTCATCAGTGTCTGCATCGAAAGAAGCATCAGCCTCCGTACCAAGCAGGTCAGCGTCTGCAACAGCAGCAGCGTCAGACAAGTCAGACTCGTCACCTTCTTGGATCAATACAGTGTAGTCACCGTCGGTAAC